GATGATTAACTCCTATACTTTTAAACAAATCTTGTACTAAGTTATAGTGGGTAGCACCGTAAGGTCTGTTCATAACTGCTAACTTAGCTAACTTACGAGAGAACCCGTACTGCATCCAGCTCTGTGCCATAGGTCCACCGTCCTTCTTTAGCTCATCGTACACCATATCACTAAACTCTGTGTACATATCATTAGCTTTGTCTTCCTCCACCAGGTTGCACATCCTCCCTGTGTCTTTGTCCCGTAACAATAACGATAGTATCTGCATACCATTGTTACTACAGTCTTGACGCACAGGTAAGTAAGACACATATCCGTACCCCTCTTCTCTAAACTTCTTAAACTCTAAACAGAACCGCAGGAAACAGAACGGATCGGACGCATCAGTCCACCAATCAGTACCGTGTGGATCATCAGCAGCTTCCAATATAAACTTCTGTCGTTTACCTACCCACTCAAGTCTCTCTGCTCGTGTACCCTTCACTCCCCACATGTTAGCACCGTGAACAAGTACCGCTTCCAAGTCCTCTTCATCTACTACTTGTTGACCGTTCTTAAAGTCCAACAAACTCTTAGCTAAGTCAGAACCTTGCGGATGTAAGTAGTACGGAATAGCGTACACTCTGCCCCTGTAATCACAACGATACGGAAAGTACAGCTTGTCCCACTTACTATATATCTTAGCGAGGTGTAGGATGCGACAAGTCTGATACCGCTTACTATTATTAGCATCGTTCGCTTTCTTGATGTCCTTTTGCTTTAACTTCCAAGCCCGTAACTCATGTGGACAATCACCTGTGTACCTCGGTTGCTCAGGTATCGTACCGAAGTTAGGTATGTTTCCAACGACCCGCTCATTCTCCCAACACTTTAGAGTAATATCTAATATCTCTTCGTTAATTTTCCACTTTACTCTAGCAAGTTTATTGCAAGCAGACATAGCGTGGTCATAACTCTTCTCGTAATCTTGAAACCATTGAACGGGCTTACCTGTTATGAACTTCTGCGGAGGCATGTGCTTAACGCTGTACCCACCACCCACTAATCCGTACCAATCAACAGGACGGTCAGGTAATGCCATCTTAAATACTCTAGTCGTCTCCTTCCACGAATCAAATCGTCTGATCCAATCTTTAAATTGTGCAGTAGGTAAGACTAAGCGTTCCGGTTTGTAGCTCTTCTGTCCGCCTGTATTAAACCCGATCTCCCACAAGCCAGTTTCTATACGAATTTCTTCCAACAACCACGAACCTAGGGCAACCTTACACTTACTATCCCACAGCGTGAACCGTTCCTCCTCATAGTGATAGAACTGCTTAAGCTTCATAGCTTTACTCCTGTCATCAAGTGCTAACAGATCAAGCTTATTCGGGTGCATAGTTTCTAACGCCTTGTCCCATCGTGCTTGGTTCTCAAATGCTTTGCCTATCTTGTAAGCTAATCTACCAACAGGTAAGTTAAATTGTAAGTTATCAAGGAAAGTTTGTAGAGCAGTAGCTGCTACTTGATACGGACACATATCCAAGATAAAGGTAAGGAACAGCGGTGTTGTGTGTTCAGTATTACCTCCGAAGGTGTACATAAAATCCTCCACCCGCTTACCCAATCTCGGAGCCATAACACGAAGCATTCTTTTACTAGCTTCAGTCTTACTAGACTCGCCCTCTGCTCTCAGCTTTGCTTGTCGGTTACGATATTGTGCACGTCCCCACTCACGCATCCTCCACACGTGTCCCCGTTGGTCTCCGTTCGTCTCTTTAGTCATGTGCGTTATTAAACCAGCATTTAGGTAGCTGTCTTTGCTTGTCGGTGCGGTAAGCTATTAACTTTCCTTCAGCGTCCCGTACATAGTTGCCATTCTTATCCCGTTGAAAGCCCGTGATCTCCGTATCAGCCCAGAACTTATTCCACCCCACAGCGATGGCGTTGTGATCTATACTAGACCAGTTAAAAGGGAGGTCAGTTACGGACGCTTCGTACTCTTCTATATTGTTCATCCAATAGTTCTTCCCTTAATATGTCCGCCTCTGCCTCCCAAAAGATACCTTTATCTAGGGTCTTCCAATCTGTTTTCGTACAGGAAGTCTTCGATCTCTTCCTCATCCATCCCGTCAATCTGTTCCAATATCCATTCTCTCTCCTCTTCTTCTTTTCGTGCTTCTTCATAGTGTGCTTCATAAGGGTCGGTTAACCAGTTGTCGTAACTCATTGTTCTAATCTCCGTGTTTCATCCTCCAACAGCTGTTGTAAGGACAGGTAAAGTGGAAAGTATTTATGATCAGGGTTCAGCTCCCCGTCAAACTCATTCCATAAAATGTGATACATTAATTCTTCAATCATATCAGCGGGTTGTAAAAGTAGTTCTTTCATAGTTCATCATATAACCAAGCTAAAAATAAGATTCCAATAATTATAAAACATCCTAAGCCTAGTAGTGTCATTTGTATTGTCATTTAAGTGGGTTATCGGTTGTCTGTCTTATCACGCCTTCAATCGTGCTTACATCCTTCCTTGATAACAATTCCTGCTGTAGCTCCACCAGTCTGTCACGGACACGTAAGTTGTCAGGTAGATTCTCAGCCACGGACAGGTAATGTTTAATGAGTACATTTAAAGATGCATCATCAAGCGTTTCAAGGTGTTCTGGATTAGTCGAGGTCATTAAAGATTCGGTTGTAAGTTTCAATGATTTCATCATCAGGTAATTCTTCGTAACCCTTAATGCCATTCAAAAACACATCGTACAAATCTTCCAAAGGGAAGTTCTCGCTGTCATAAATAGCAAGTTGTTCACGCATGGTTTGAATGGTAGGTTCATCGCTGTTGGCGTTGTCTAAATCAGGGTTAATATCTTTTAGTAGGTTCATTATTCGGTTTTCTTTCTATTGGTTATTTGTTTTCAATTATGCATTCTGGACAGGTACTTTGTGCTTCAAGCTTAGGTGATGTCAAGCCACAATCTTTGCAAACAGGTAAGCTTCGGTTAATCATTTTGATAACACCCTTGCATTGCTCAATAAAATCTTCTTTAGATTCTGCTGTGCCTTGATACTCAGGATATTCACGACAAGACCAAATAAGTTGCGGACAGGTAAGGTATCGCTCATTATCTATTCGATAGAAGAAGCTTATCTTGCGTCCGTTATGATCGGTTAAGTAGATGGTAACGCTCATTCGCTGTGGTATTCCATACAGGTAAGTTCAAGGTCATCAACGGATAACAAGGCAAGCTTGTCATATACTTTTTGTGGGCAATCCGTCCAAGTATCCTTTGCAATCATCCAACCAAGTTCTAACAGGTAAGGGATAAGGTATTTATGTGTGATATGTGTATTCATTATTTTTATTGTTTATTTTTGTTTGTTTATTCTCTTGGCTAAGTGAAACCTCAGACGCAAGGTATGTGCTAAATTTATACCCGCTTGCCGAGCTTTCCTCTCGCCATTCGCTTCAATCGTTGCGACAGGTAAAGGTTTGCCTGATTTGTCCAGGCAGATTATTTCGTAAGCTTTGATCATGTCGCTACGCTCCAACGCATTCTATCTCTACGCTCGCAGAATGCTTTTCCTCGTATGGTTTTACTGATCCATCTTCTATCAATGAATCTAGCTCGCCCAGTTCTTCTAGGCGGTCTCTCATGTTGGCGTTTTCAAGTGCATAATCCAAGATGATATCGTTCATTTTACGGATGTGATTCTTAAGTGCTGTTTTCTGTTCAGTATTCATTTTAATAGATAGTAAGGTTAAGAGAATAAGATACTGGCAAGTATTGCAATCCAAGCAACGCCACAAAAGGTACACATAAAGATATTTGCGATTCGATCGGAGCGAGTTGATTTGATCCAATTAGGATAACAAAGGTTTGATGTGATTTTTATTTGTTTCATAAGTTTATGCGGTTGCCAGTGCTTCATGATGCTCGCGGATTTCCATCCAATCAACATCAGCAATAAATGCCATAGCGTAGTCACGAGCTAAACCTTCAGATGTTTCATTCTCAATTAGTTCTTCAACAAACTCACGCATCTCACATCCTGCCATATTGCTAAACTCTCCACCATCAAAGATTTCAAGGTTGATTCGCCAAGTGGCATAGTTTGACCATCCGTTGTAAGTAGTATCTTTATTCATAGTATTAGTGATTGGATTAAGATTAAGAATTGTAAGCCTGTTTAAATGCTTTGGTTCTTCCATCTATGCAAGTTGAATCGAATATATCCGTGGTATACCATCCAGCTTCCATGTAAGCCTGTTGAAAGTCGCAAGCTATCTTTTCCGCTGTATACCAATCGCTAGAAGTACCTATTAAATATCTTCTGCCTTTGTATTCTGCATAGGTTGCAACTGGATAGTGTAAGCCTGATGGTTTTAATTCTCTAAGTGTTTTCATTTTGTTTTAATAGATAGGTAATTAAGGTTTAGGAAGTAAAGTACAGTAAAGCGAAGATCCAAAAGGATCCAAAGATCAGATTGATGATTAAGAGGTCTAGTAATTTTTGTTTCATAGGTATTAATTTTAATGTTTAAGATAGGAGACATTTGCCACTTTGCTATTCCAACATAATCGACAAGCTTTGCATTCATTATTTTGCTTTGGAGCTTTGCAAGTGAAGTCATTATTGGAAGTTGTAACGGATGAAGTTTGCACGCCTAATCGTTTTGCAAGCTTTTCAGGAGCAGGAAAATTAACTTTATGAGCTGATAAACGAATAACAAGGTTTGAGGGAATAGAGCCGTATTGATTGATATAATCCTCGACAATCTTATATTCTCTGGTTGGTAACCAATGCTTTGTGTTCGGAGTAAGTTTGCAAACTTGTACTATTTTATGCAAGTGATCGATTGACTGAATATCGCCCGAATCATGCCACCGAAAATAATCCTTTGATTGATTAGATATGAGTAAAGCCATTGAATTTACCCAGCGTTCATCAGCTAAGGATTGATAGCGTTTCTCTAGAGCATCTTGAACATTAGGAAATCGATACATACCCTTTAATGCGTAGCATTCAAAGCAAACGGACCCTTTGATCTTTGCAAGTTTGCTACCTGTTTGACAACGCTTTGCCGGTATTGAATAAGCTTTGCCCGGCATCTTTGAAGGATTGGATAGACCGCCTGTAATTTCTTTTGCTTCTTTTAGTTTCATTCTAATTCTAAAGCTCCTGTTTCATCTAGTTGCAAAGCATCTTGTAATTCTCCTATCTCGTTTCGAATAGTAATTCTTTGCACATCAGTAAGAATGCATTCTTTAAGGACTTTGTGAAGTGTTTGAATTTCTTCTAGTATTTCGTAATTTTTCATTCTATTTGGTATTTTTGGTGTTATTGGTTTATCCAAATTTGTAAGGATCAATGCTAATTAGTTTAGACAATAGCTTGTCGTCAAGTTTAGAAAACTCGTTGGCTGTAAAAACACCAACATTCCAGAGACGCTCCAAGCTTTCCTCTAATTGTAACAACGATTCTTCATCATTGGCTTTATTGATTCTTTCAAGTGCAGATTGATAATTGGTTTTCATTGTCTTACTCTCCGCATTCTTGCCAAGTGATCAGCCATTCTTGAGCCTCTTCGATAGTCTTAAAAAAGTCTTGATGACCATCGCCTAAGTATTGAACATTCCAAAGCCCCATGTCTTCCCAAAAAGAGCATTCAAAGCCTTTTACTTGATCGTTTCGAATTTTATCCAATGTGATTGGTTCCTGTGTTATCATAATGGTAGTAGTTTCAACAAAGCATCATTGCCTTGCTGAAATTAGCTATTGAAGGAATTTGAATTGCTTGTCAACACAATCTAAAAAAAGTTATTCACAATTTAATCAGCCATAAAGTAAGTGCTAATTGATACTGAGACTCAATCTCAATCTTTCAATCGTTTCAATTTAAAATGAAAAAAGAACTTTGAAAGAGAAAAACAAATACAAGACCAAACGCAACTAACTTGCATCTAGGCGACTAACAAAAGCTCCAGGATCATTGACGCAAAAGCCGGGCAATCTCTGTCGATTTGCGAAAATAATTAGCAATATCACCTCATGCAAACTACTTGCAATAGCGTAAAGCTTTGATTATTAGGTGTTTAGATACCATAGTTCGTACTATATGTATTATGTCTAGTTGTATAAATACCCCCTCCCTTTAATAATCTTGGGTACACACGGGGGTAATTAACGCGCGCGTATACAGCGTCGACTTCTCAGATTTTTCTACCAAATCTTTTCTAGGACTTCTCTTCTAAAGAATCTACATACTCCTCTAAACCACACCTCAGAGCTACGCTTATATAGTCTTCATCAGTAGCTGCTGCCTTTCCCCACTTAACTAGCATATCGTGTGTGCTGTCTTCCATCTCCAGGTTTAGCTTGGTGAACATCTCATCTTCTGTTGAGACGATCTTTATGAGTGGTAAGTTGGTATTAGAGCAGTTATCGAGCATGGCGAGTAAGTGCGAAAGGAACGAAGTGAGTCAGAAAGTGAAGTTGATGTCGGTGTCTTCTTCTTCTTCATAGTCGTTGTCGTCGTTATCTATTCCTTCAAAAATAACATCATCTGTTTCAGTGAGTACAGACAACTTAGCGAAGTCCAAGCAACCTGCTATCGTGTAGTCGTTAAGATCGTACTCTCTTTTAAAGCGGTACACCAGCTTGGCTAGTTCGTACTGGAAGGTGTCTGTTTGATCGTTGATATTCATCACTTCGTTCTTCCTAGCGTTTTAATATTCTGCGAATGATTAATACTTATGTGCATGATGTATACATACTACTACATAACATATATTGTTACTAGTTTTTTCGAGACGCTCTTGAGACACTATTGAGACACCTGCTGTACCCCTGATAAACACTGATGTTTTAAATTTAAAGCTTTACAAGTTTCCTTCGGTGTGAGACTGTTATAATATTGATATTAAGATAGAACCTAAAAGGTCCTTTTAATCGATCCTCAAAGTAATAATAAAGATAAGTGTACAAGCAAGGGTGTTAGAGTCGTATAGCTGCTACTGCTACAGCTTTCCTTTTAAACAAAGATTCCTTAGTAGATAGCTTCAGCTACCATCAGATCAGTTACAGTTGTTGAACAGCTCATACATTAGATCCTTCGCTGTTACTCTAACAAAGGAGACACTGATAACAACTCTTTAACTTACCTTTTTAAGGATAATTGTGTTTATAAATAAACCATGTAAATTAAAAGTCTAACTTCAGATTTTAAAGGTAAGTTATAACAGATATATAACTGTATTTAAACTAACTACAACAGCACTATATATACAATATAAGAATGCTAAGTAGATACTGTAAGAAAGTTTTGTTATTACATCCAGAGGTTAGCTACAGCTTTGTTATTTCTTTTATGAAAGCTATCAGTAAACTTTGTTAACTCTTCCTGTAGCAGCTCCTGCTTTCTTTCTAACATGTTTCTATCAGCTGAAGCAGCCATCTGTTCTGTCCAATAAGCAACAGCAATAGCTAAAGCATCTAATCTATCATCGTGTGTTATACTACCTCTTTCTTTTGTTATACGAGATAGTTGATG